TGTGTAAAATCCGAATCAGTAACAGGTACTTTTGGATTTTTTATTAAAGCTATTTGTCTGAAATCATTATCTGTAATAAAAGTATCATTTTCAGCACCTGATGGTTTGGTATTAAACATAACAGCTTTTGCACGTAGATCATTAATTGGATTAGCACCAAAACCACCTACAGGAGGTAGAACTACTCTTGCTGTTGCAGTACCGGTACTAAATAAAACAGTTGCACTTGTATATCCAGATCCATGAAGTATTGTTCCACTACCATTTGAATCCAATGAAATATTTACAACTGATCCACCAGAAATAATTGCAGTTGCTTGAGCACTATCACCATCTCCAATTATGGTTACCGTTGGTGCTGATACATATCCAGAACCGCCATTAATAATACGAACTGAGCCTATTTGACCTGGAATTGCAGCATCCTGAATTCCTTTTTGTTCAATATCAGCAGCAGGAGAGGAACTATCGGTTGATGTTATAAATTTTACAGGCATATAATTTGCAGTTAAATATTTATTTGCATCACCAGCTGTAAGAGTGTATAGAAATTTCCACATATAACCATCAGCTGTAAGAAATGATGATATAGATGCTCCAGTTGGTTTTACAGTTGATGCAATTGCAGCACCAGTATTATCTCTACCTTGTTTAAGACACATATAAACAGAGTTATCATCAGTTATAACAAAATAAGGTGTGGTTGGATGGCTGGAAGCATTATCATCCCAACCTGAATAAATTGTACCTGCTGTCCAGTTATTTCTTGGTACAACATAAGATACATCTTCCGCAGATTTAATTGATTGTAATCTAAGTCTTAAATTACGTTCTTCTCTTAGGGTGTTAGTTGGCGTAGGCGCAGTATCAGAACTATCCCAGTCTTGTGAATTACCAATACCGATATAATAAGAAGCTCCAGCAGTAGCTACTTCCGTGATTAAATTATCAAGGAGAACCCTTTTAAGACTGTCAGTAATAATACCTGTCATTTGTTTTTCCTGTTATAGTATTATGCTATGGTTGTAACGCTTTGGTTACCAATTAAGAACCAATTTGTCCCATCCCAAATAACTTGAGCACCTTCATTTTGTGCAATTGCAAAACTTGTTCCAGAGGCAAAATTAGATGGTGTAATTGTTGCAGTGCCGACACCTTTATTTGTAAAAATTTTAGTTTCTCCAACAACAGTACCATCAGCAAGAGAAACCGCAAGAGCAGTCCCTTTATTACAGATAATATAACCTGCACTAGTTGATGCAGCACCATCTACTGTAATTGTAGAAGAAGTAATTGCAAATTTATTTATCTCTACAGAACCAGTACCTTTACCGTTAATTTGAACGGTAATATTAGTATCGTTACCTGAAGCTGTAATTGTTGGTTTATTACCAGTTGCAGCATTGGCAAGAGTAATTTCATTTACGGCAGAAGCAGTAGCTGTAACTTTAATTAATTCAGCACCATTTGTATCATTAATTGATGTTCCTATTCTTGCTGTATTGAGAATAGGTGATGTCAGTGTTTTATTTGTAAGTGTCTGAATATGATCTGCAAATACAAATGTATCATTACCTGCAAGTAAAGGAAAAGTAATGGTTCTATCTGCAGTTAATTCACTTACAGCTACAATATATTGATGATCAGCAGATGTATCATTAATTTGTGGTGTTGTTAAAACTGGTGATGTTAAAGTTTTATTTGTAAGTGTTTGAGATGCAGAATCAAGTAAAATCGTTCCGCTAGCATTAGGCAAATAGATATCTCTATCAGCAGTAGGGTTTATTGCTGATAGAAATGTTTCATAATCATCAGTAGAGGAACCTTCAAAGACAATTGCCTCATCAGTAAATGTAATACCTGTTGATAATGCATCACTATCACCACCAAGTTTTTGATATAACTCAATAAAATTGTCATTAATTTTTTCACCGGCAATGCGGAGTGTATCTCCAGTACCGTCATTAGCTGAAGTACCTATGCCGATATTTTGCCTAGTCATTTAATAAAGCCCTTTAACGAATTAGATTAATATTATTTATATAGTTTCTATTAGAATCCAGTACTATCAGTACCATATAGACCAGCAAATGCATCTTGATCCATAGTTTCAAGACCGCTAGAGAATTTAATTGCTTTATTACCAAGTGAACTATCATCATCAAACGTTGGTGAGTTTGCATCAAGAAGTTCTTGAATATCATTATAAGAATTAATAAGTTGTTCAACGGTAATAGTTTGATAATCACGTATTGTTGTTGTAACAAGACGTTCAGCAGCTGAATCAGCATCACCCTCATCTGGTACAATAAGTGTGATAGAAGAAACTGAAATTGGTGTTATAAATGATGTTTCTTCAATTCCGAATAGTCCTGCATTACTATCAGCAAAAATATCAGGCATTAATCCTAGATTTAGATTACCTATCGATTCAATAACAACCTCACCGCCTAAATAAAATCCAGCCGGGTGTACAAAGGCTTTATAGATATCTCTCCAATTGGAAATAGGTATACCTGATCTAACTAATACAGACAATACCTGATATAAAGCTCCATTTTGGATAATTTTTAATGATTCAGGTCCTATCTGGGATTGACCGACAATAAACAAACTATTTTTTGGATATATGATATCAGGTTGAACACCATAAAATGCTCTAAAGAAACCTTCGGCAGAATATAGAGAACCTTTAATTCTATAAAAGTTTGCAAGTAAACCTGAAACCAATTGTGGATCAACAAAATAATCAGCAGAAACTAATCCCTGACCTATTTCATAAAATATTTGATTTAGAAAAGATAATTCAGTTGATCTTAAATCTCTTAATTTATAAAGATTTTGTATTTTATTATCAAAACCATAAGTAGCATCAGAATCCAACCAATCATAATAATATTCAAGAAATTTTACAAGATCTGGATATTCTGAAAGATAGTAAGAAGGTAATACTTCTTTTATCTTACTTTCGGTAAGATTTAAATCTCTTCTATTAAAATCTAATAAAGTTTGTTGTACCATTAAAGAGCTACTTGTGTCTTACCGTAATCAACTATACCTGATGCAAATGATCTGGTTGTATCAATATTTAGGACATAATTTCTAAGAGGAATAATTGTACTTTGATTAGCTGGAGTTGCAGTAATTCTAATATAATTTAATCCACCAGATATACTTATTGGTGCAAATCCAGTAATTGTTACAACGCCATTATTTTGATTATAAGAACCTATACTACTAACTTGGACATTATTATCTGTATCCACAACTTGAAGAGTATTTGTCCCAAGTTTATTTCTAATAATGCAAATTTTATTATTCAATGTAAATTGATTTGATGTAATGATATAATTAACATCATCTGGTGCTGCAAGAGCAACAGGAAATGATAGAGTATATGAACTTGATGTACCTAGAACCGGAGTAAATCTTTGTTGAATATTTACATCCATTCTTGAATTTAAAATGGCATCACTTAAATTATCAATTTGTGTTAATAAATTTGATCTTCTAAATGGTTCACCAAATACATTTAGATTAGTTGTAAAATAATTTGTAATAAGATTTGAAACACTATTCTCGGTAGTTTTTAATGTTACATTAGTTCTGTTCGGGTTAAATCTAAAGAAAGTTGAACACTCAAGAAATGTTGTAGTAGGATCAACAAATTCAGTATTAATTGTCATAATTGAGAGTGGTGTAATCAAGTTTGATTGAATACTATTTTTAATTGTAGTCTTTGCTGCTTCGGAATAATTATCAGGAAATTTTAAACTTACAAATACTTTTCCATATTCTGGTTCAGGTAAATTATCTTCTCCCCCCCATGCAATACAATCTGATACTACTGGATATTTAGTAAGAATTAAAGCTTTATAATCATCCGCGGTCACAAGTCTTTGCTGTGCAGCAAATGAAATTGGAGCATTTTGACGAATTGATTCAATTGATTCTTTGGCACTGGCTCCAGATGCTGCAGATGATGTTGTTACAATTAAACTATAATTTGTACCACCAATATCAATTTGATTTGATGCAACAAAGCCTGATGCAGTATTTGCAACTGCTCCATTTGATGAGAGATATGTAAGAACAATTTTATTGCCGGCAACAGGAGCTCTACCTGTTGTAATACCATCACTGAAAATTAATTCATAATAACCATTCGGTGCTTCTCTTAATTGATATAATGTTGAAGCTGTATTTACAGTTATTGCATCATATAAAGGTGTATATGTAAGAAAATCTGATGATGTTGCTGAATTAAATACATTTACTGTTACGGTTGAAGTATCAATGGTAGTATCAGGTACAATATAAATTAATCTATCTGTTGTGGAACCAACATAAAATGTCTTTGTTCTTAATGTGCCTTCAACAACTGGTATACCAGTAGTACCATTGGAATTTAAAAATACATAATTTCCGGTTCCATCATCAGTTGCAGTATATGCTTCAAGAGTATAAAAAGAATATGTTACATCATCAACTGTAGCTGTAAATATTGAATACTTAGGAAGTGTTGCCGTTGTTGGTCGTCCAGTATCCGTATTTCTTACGGAAATATTTAAATAAGCAATTGCGGATGTAATTGATCTTGGATTATAACCAAGTGATTCAGCGTGTGATACAACAGATGATCTTAACTGTGCGGTATTAAGAAATGATTCATTTAAAGCAAAGTTTGCAATTAAACCATTAAAGTGTGTATTATGTGCAAGAACATCTAAGATATTTGATAAACCAGAGGCTTCAAAATTATAATCTGTAAACTCAGTTTGTTGAGCTAAATAAGTTTTTAAGCTATTCTTAATTGTGGCAAAGTCAAGCTGGGTTGACTGAATATTTGTAGCCATATTATCTTAACCTCGTAATGGTTGTATCAAGCGTTACTATTTCTTCTGTACTAATAATCTGAAATGTTACTGTAACACTTATGCTATTTGCATCAGGCTGTAGATTTGTTGCAACTTGTCTAACTCTTGCCCTTGGTTCATATTTTCTAATTGCTTCTCTAATTGCGCCATCAATTTCATATACGGTATCATTATCAACCAATTCAAAAAGTAAATTATTTAAATCGCCGCCGAATTCTGGCTGAAATGG